GCCTCATGGCCTGCCAATAGAGGTTCTAATGCTGATTTAGTATCTACTCACTCAGGTAGCACAGCAACAGGACGTTCAAAGCAAGAGCTAGATTCAAGTTCAATTACTGCTGCTACAGCACAGTTCAGAATCGTAGACGTATGTGCGGCTGAAAACAACAATGACACAGCAAGTGCAAATGGAAACTATCTCGTTAGAATTAACGAAGGTCTTCATTATGCTAATACTGCTGGTATCTAATAGGAAGGACTAATAGATGGCTATATCAAGAAGTCAACTTGTCAAAGAGTTGGAACCTGGTCTTAATGCATTATTCGGTCTGGAATATGCAAGATACGAAAACGAGTGGGCGAATATTTTCGACGTTGAAAGCTCAGACAGAGCATTCGAAGAAGAAGTAGAGCTTTCTGGTTTTGGAACAGCACCAGTGAAAGCTGAAGGAGCAGGCGTACAATTTGACGATGCTACAGAAGCTCACACAAGTCGCTACACACACGAAACAATTGCTTTAGCATTTGCAATCACTGAGGAAGCAGTAGAGGANAACCTTTACGACAGCCTCAGCTCTAGATATACAAAAGCTCTAGCACGTTCAATGGCTAACGCTAAAGAAATTAAGGGTGCAAACGTTCTTAACAGAGCATTTAACTCTTCTTTCACAGGCGGAGACGGTGTTGAATTATGTTCAACTGCACACTTAACAGTGTCAGGTGGCAACTATGCCAACGAACTATCAACAGCTGCTGACTTGAACGAAACATCATTAGAGCAAGCAATGATCGACATTGCAGGCTTTATTGACAATCGTGGTCTAAAAGTGGCAGTCAAAGCAACTAAGATGATCATTCCGGTCAATCTTCAGTTTGTTGCAGAAAGACTTATGAAGACTCAATTAAGAGTTGGTACATCAGATAACGATATTAACGCTATCGCCAACATGGGTATGATCCCTGGCGGATATGTGATTAATCACTATTTAACTGATACTGACGCATTCTTCTTAAAGACAGATGCACCAAACGGTCTAAAGCACTTTAATCGTTCACCGATTAAAACTTCTATGGCAGGTGACTTTGACACTGGTAACGTAAGATACAAAGCTAGAGAGAGATATTCATTTGGATTCTCTGATCCTAGAGGTATTTTCGGCTCACCAGGAGCATAATAAATCTTTGGAATGGGCGTATTAATTACGCCCATTCTTATTGCAAATTTCTTTCAAAACTGTATATATAACTATAGTAGCTACGTAGACTGCATATGCAGACGATATAGAGACTACGTAGTAAGGTCTATATAACCAAGGAGGTTTTAAAATGGCAAACTCAACATTTAGTGGTCCAATAAGATCAAAAGGTGGATTTAATGTAATTAATGAAGCTAGCGATACAGGAGCAATTACAGAAACTGGTTTCTCTGTAAACTCAACAGGACAACTTATTTCACTAGGAACCAGAAAAATACAAACATTCGCAGTAGATTTATCTGGAACAAATGCAGCATCAGTTACTTATGGTGATAATGATGTTCTAGTAGAACTAGGTGCATTAAACACAGATCACCCAGATGCTTTAGTAACAGCAAGTAAATTCTTTATTCATAAAGTAGTGCTTGGTATTACAACTGCAGCGGCAAGTGATGCTAACTCATTAGCTAACTTACAATTATCTGCAACTTCAGGTACAGCTACTAACACTGCTATATCTTCAGGAACTGAAATTGTGGGTGCTGGTGTTGCATCATTCAATCCAAGAATTTCTGCTACTGATTCAGTGACAGAGATTGATATTGACTTAGATGCTACTGCTGGTACTTACCACGTTTTTGCACCAAATATCACTGCAGCTATTGCAAGTAAAAACTTGTACTTAGGTGCTGGTTCTACTTGTGATACAGCTTTAACTGCTTTTCGTGGAACACTTGAAATAGAGTATTCAGTATTTTAAAAAATAACGTGGGGCTTCGGCCCCACACGTTCTTGATTAAGGAGGGAACATGGCAGATACAGTAACAGGACCAACAATACTACAACAAAACGATAACAGAGTTGTTATCAAAATAGTTGTACAATCAGACGGATCAGGTAGCACAACAGTTATGGGCGATGTTTCAGCATTAGATGCTAGAAAAGATGGCACAGCTGTAGCACATTTAGGTTTACTTAGAGTTTGGTATTCTTGTCAAGGTGGCGATGGGGGTAACTCTTTTGCACGTCTAGATGAAGAAGATTCAGATGGAGATATTCCTATAATTGGATTAACAGGCGCTGCATATTGGGATTTTAGGGAGTTTGGTGGAATACCAGCAGACAAATCTAGTAACAGTAATCAAAGCGATGTAAATTTTGTTATACCTAGCACAGCTGATTCAGGCAACATGTACACAGTTATAGCAGAGTTTCAAAAAATATATTAGGAGTAACATATGCCTACATACTCAGGTACTAACGCATTTACTCTTACAATAGAAGAGGTTATAGCAGAATCATATGAACGATGTGGTTTGTTTGTAAGATCTGGTTATGACTTAAAAACATCTAGAAGAAGTTTAAATTTACTTTTTGCTGAATGGGCAAATAGAGGCCTTAATCTTTGGACAATAGAACAAAGAACAAAGACTCTTACTGCTGGCACATCGTCTTATGACTTAGACACAGATTTAGTTGATATATTATCTGCCGTAGTAACTGAAGCTAGTGACACCACAGTTGACAGACAAATAGAAAGAATTAGTAGAGCAGAGTATTTAAACATTTCTAAAAAATCTACCTCAGGTTCACCTACACAATTTTATATTGAGAGAACTATAACACCTAAATTATATGTGTATCCAACACCTGATTCTGCTGACACTTTTAAATATTATGCGATGAGTAGAATACAAGATGCAGGATCTTATACAAATAATCCAGAAATACCTTTTAGATTTTTACCATGTTTAGTATCTGGTTTAGCTTACTATATTGCTATGAAAAAAGCACCAGATAGAATAGGGTTATTAAAACAAGTTTATGAAGATGAGTGGATGAGAGCATCATCAGAAGATAGCACAAGATCAGGTATTAAGATTGTGCCTGATATAGGAGTAATATAATGGCAAGAGCTAGTGGTAAATATTCTAAAGCTATATCAGATAGAAGTGGTTTTGCTTTTCCATATTCAGAAATGATTAAAGAGCACGATGGTGTGCTTGTACACAAATCAGAGTTTGAACCAGAACATCCACAAGAAGATAATCCTGCTACACATAGAGCAGATGCAGAAGCTTTAAAAGATGCTAGACCTGACAGGTCAGAGCCTGTACAAGTTATAGTAGGTACAAAAACTTTTTTTGATCAAAACAATACAATGTCACCACAAAAACAAAAAACAATTATAATGAAAGCATCAGTTAGTGGTGTAACCGTGAGTGTATCATGACAACATATTCAGAATTAGTAACACAAATTAGAGATTATACAGAGGTAAGTACAGATGTTTTATCTGATACAATTGTAAATGATTTTATAGAACATACAGAAAACAGAATATTTAGAGACGTAGACATCGATGTATTTAAATCTAATCAAACTGCAAACTTAACAGCAAACAATCCTTTTGTATCATTACCAGGAGGATCAGCACCTGACCCTACATCTTTAGGTACAATAAGAACTATGCATATTTTTCCAGCGTCTGGAACACCAACAAGAACGATGTTAGAACAAAGAGATGTATCTTTTATGACAGAATATGCACCAGATAGAACAGCAACTGCTACACCAGTGTACTGGGCTTGGTGGGATCATAACTCATTAATAGTTGCACCTACACCAGATCTTGCATATAATGTAGAACTGGGAATCACAAGATTACCAACAAGATTGTCAAGTACAAATACAAGTTCTTGGATTGGCAGTAATGCACCAAGTGCTTTATTATACGGATGTCTTGCCGAAGCCTTTAAGTTTTTAAAAGGCCCAGCAGAAATGCTGCAATTATACGAACAATCATATCAACGANCNNTACAAGAGTTAGCTGTAGAGCAACAAGGTAGACATCGTAGAGATGAGTATATGCATGGGGCAATAAGATTGCCTATTAAATCAACAAGTCCATAAGGAGGATAAAAAATGGCAATAACACAAGCTGTGTGCACTAGTTTTAAACAAGAACTTTTAACTGGCACTCATAACTTTACAGCAACATCAGGTGATACCTTTAAGATTGCATTGTATACAAGTTCAGCTTCTTTAGATGCTTCGACTACTGCTTTCAGTACGTCTAACGAAGTATCTGATTCAGGAACTTACAGCTCTGGTGGTGGAACATTAACAAGTGTTACTCCAACTACATCTGGTACAACTGCTATTTGTGATTTTTCAGACATATCTTTTACTTCTGCAACTATAACAGCAAGAGGAGCTTTAATTTATAATAGCAGTGACTCTAACAAAGCTGTAGCAGTTTTAGATTTTGGTGGAGATAAAACATCTACAAGTGGTACATTCACAATACAGTTTCCAACTGCTGACGCTAGTAACGCTATATTGAGATTAGCATAGGAGAAAATTAAATGGCATTAGTCATTAATGATAGAGTAAAAGAAACAACAACAACTACAGGAACTGGTGCAGTTTCTTTAGCTGGTGCAGTCACTGGCTTTGAAACTTTTGCAGCTGGTATTGGTAATTCAAATACAGTTTATTATTGTATTGCACATCA